CCGAGAGGAAAGGTCTCTTCTCGCCCCCCAGGAATGGTTACCTGGCACCAAGAGAGCTTAAGCTCTCAAGGATTTTGAGAAGAGTCCGCTTCAGTCAGGAGCGACTGAAGGGGAGCGGAGTTAAGGCACCGAATCCGACAGCTACCACCTTAGGTTGAACAACCTTATAGGATTAACCCCCCTATAAGGCAATCGAAGGATGGATGCGAGATAAATTATTTATCCCGTAAGTAGCAATAAGATGGTTTAGGACCTTTTCTCCAAAGACGGCGCCAACACGCGCGACAGTGTTGGTAGATCTCTCTACAAATACTTCGTCTGAAACAGGAATAGTCAAAGACCGTAAGGTCATTGGCCATCCCTGGCTTCCAGGCTTGTAGATGTTAGAGATCTGATCCATGACTTCCATATATTTCTCACTCGTCTGACCATAACAGTTCAGAAGAGGAAAGGAACTAGGGACGTCGTGGACCGCTGCTCCCACCACTGAAGATAATTCTAATCCTGTGAGGATGATGGTCAGCTCTTGGGCTAAATACCCAAGAGGTCTACCTGACCGCCAATCCAAAGAGCCCTTCTCAACGAAGACGTCCATCGCTACTTTAGAAAAGATGCTTTCAGCATCTCGACTAGGTAGCGGTGGAAGTAGGACACTGCGTTGCCCTGCTAAGCTCGAAAGAGCAGAGTAGGCCGACACGGTGCCTCTTAGCACTAATGTGCCTTGCTCCGAAGAGAGAGCCCTGTCTCTTGCACGAACCGCTTGAGTGCGATTCTGCTTGAGGACATAGGAATAGAACTCTTCAATAGCTCTGGGGACCCCAGTGGGCCAATCCCAACTCCTCGTCTTCTCCGCCATGAGGAGATTCGTTAAGAGATAAACTCTTCTCGAACTCTCCACGATAGCAGAAATTGGAAAAGGTGAGATCTCCCTACCATTTAGAAACAGTCTCTTAGCAAACTCAAAGAGTTGCTTTGATTCATGTGTCTTCATGGCTGAGATCTCCACGCCTAAGTGTGCCATGACTTCCTTATACTTTAACGCCAGTAGACGATCTCCAATAAGGACATCATCTCCTAGCATTACGTATTTGGAAGTCTTCCAATCAATCCCAAGCTCTCGACAGCACCAGTACATAATGTAGTGGTGAGCGACAGCAAAGCTATTCCAACTGGAATAAGCTCCCATGGGTTGCCCGGCATTATAAGTTAACTTATCTTGCTGGAAATCGAAAGGAAGACCTGTCATGACATACTCCCAAGCATTTACAAAATGATCAGGAAGTAATCCCCTTAATACAAAGGAGATCACTTTGATAGGGAACCTATCAGTAGCGGCCGTAAGGTCGACACTGTAGTATTCCTGCCAGTCCTTTACCTTTTCGGTGAAAGAACCTTGATCAAATGTACAATCTTGAGGGATTTTACGTAGAACCTGGAACAGGTAATTGTGAAATGGGAGGAGTGCTGTCTGGGACCAATAGTCCAAGATAGCCACTACTCTCGTTTTCACTTCCTGAGCCGGGAACCATGTAATACGCCTAAGCGTAGTTCCAGTTTTCGGATAAAAGGTTTTGGGCAGGATGGATAGAATAGAGAAAAGGATTTTCATTCTTCTCTTTAGTTCCGATCCACCTAATGTCCAAATACTCGAAATGAGCTGATTATCAGCTCTCACGAGTAAGAGGTCAACCATTGAATTATACAAGGCTTGTCCCTTAGAGGGCCCGGCCTTGGTAGTAAAATGGAAGCCTCTCCACTTAATCCGGGTGGGAACCCTAGTCTTACTAGGACGATAACCCAAAGCACGCCAGAAATCAGTACAGTACTTATTGTAACACTCAAGTTCCGAATTTAACGGAAGCTGAGTAATACTCTTTGTACTACACTTCTTTCCGACTCTTAGAGCTCGAGTTGAAAAGAGTAATGTAAGAAGTAGCCTCAATAAGAG